TAGCCAACAAGCTTTGGGAAATTATGCATGTCGAACATGAACAACCATTTTATCAATTAAGTAATCTTCCTACATATAAGTTACGTTGTCAATTATTCGAATACTCTGGAGAAGATATTGATACTAATATCGGAGCAATCGATAGCATTCAAAGTGACTTTGGATATCGTGCTTATCTTACAATGGATAGCGATGGATCTACTGGCGGATTTACTGTTGGTGAGAATATTACTCAGACATTTGCTAACGGTACAATACTTACAGGTGAAGTTGCTCATTGGAGTGATTCAGATAATATTATGCATTTGGTTAACTTCGGTGCAAACGATGGTGCATTCCACTTACCGGTTGTTGGTAGACAAGTTATTGGTTCTGAAAGCTTGAATATAGCAACTACAACAGCTGTAAGCGAAGAAATAGTAGAATCTAAGAATGAACAAAACGACACATTCGGCACAGGAAATGCGGTCATGAGTTTCTTAGATTTCAGTGAAACGAATCCATTTGGAGATGTAAATTAAATGTTGAATGAATATTTTTACCATGAACGTATACGAAAAAGCGTGGCCATGTTTGGTTCACTCTTTAATAATATATACATTTTACATAAGAACAGCTCTGGAGCTGTAATCAATACAAAGAAAGTGCCGTTATCATATGCGCCAAAATCAAAGTTTCTTGAGCGTATTCGAGAGCATGCCGACTTAGATAATGATAGTAAAGTTGCACTTAAATTGCCACGTATGTCATTTGAAATATTAGCATATACATACGCACCTGAAAGACAATTACAAAAGACTGGAAATTTTAGTAGAGTCGGACTAACTGATAGTGATAGAATGAAGTTCTATGCGCCAGTGCCTTATACTCTTTCCTTTCAGTTAAATATATTTACAAAATTACAAGACGATGCTCTACAAATCGTAGAACAAATCATTCCATATTTCAATCCTCAATATTCATTAACTATCAAGCCTTTCAGTGATTATCAAGATATATTAGAAGATGTGCCTATTACATTATCTGGTATGAGTTATTCTGATGATTATGAAGGTGCACAAGATGCAAGACGAACTATCGTATATCAACTTGACTTCGAGATGGAAGCGAACTTCTATGCAGGAGTTATAAATACTCAGATAATACGTAAAGTAGATGTTGATAATTATATAATGGATATTCCAAATGGACTTGCAGCAGATTCAGATAGAAAAGTTTCAAGAATCACAGTACTTCCAAATCCACTTGGAGTTTCAGCAGATAGTGATTACGGATTCACGACCACTATTACAAATATGGTAGATAGCGCATGACAAAAGAACCTGATAATATAGCTAATGATTATAATTATTCGAGACAGACATACTACGATCTCATAGAAAAAGGTAAAGACAGTCTTGATCTGATGTTAGAAGTTGCAAGAGAATCAGAACATCCAAGAGCATTTGAAGTATTATCTGGTATGATAAAGAATGTATCAGAAGTAAACGATAAACTTATGGATCTGAATAAAAAGAATAAAGATATATCTGTAGATGAGATTAAGAAAATAGAAAAGACTACAAACAATCTATTTGTAGGATCTACAGCCGAACTACAAAGAATGTTACAAGATAATGATGAAATGAGCAATGTGGTAGATATAACCCCACAGTTAAATAAAGATGATAACAACTGATAAAACCACTTATCTAGGTAATCCCAATGTAAAACGGGATGGTGTAGATACAGAGTGGGATAAAGAACTTATACAAGAATATCAGAAGTGTATGAAGGATCCAGCATACTTTGCCGGAACCTATTGCAAAGTTATATCTCTTGATAAAGGTCTTGTGCCATTTAATTTATATCCATATCAAGAAAAAATGTTTAAATCCTTTGATGAACATAGATTTAATATTGTTCTAGCGTGTCGTCAGTCTGGTAAATCTATATCATCAGTTGCATATCTATTATGGTATGCTCTCTTTCATACAGAAAAAACTATTGCTATTCTCGCAAACAAAGGTGCTACGGCTCGTGAGATGTTAGCAAGAGTTACATTGATGCTAGAGAATCTACCGTTCTTTCTTCAACCTGGCACAAAGGCATTGAATAAAGGATCTATTGAGTTCAGTAATAACTCTCGGATACTTGCTGCAGCAACATCTGGTAGCTCGATTCGTGGTCTATCTGTTTCGTTATTGTATCTCGATGAGTTTGCATTCGTCGATAAAGCATCAGAGTTCTATACATCTACGTATCCGGTTATTTCATCTGGTACGAATACCAAGGTTATTATTACATCAACTGCCAATGGTATTGGTAATATGTTCTATAATCTATGGCAGGGTGCAGAACAAGGCGTTAATGATTACAAACCGTTTCGTGTAGATTGGTGGGATGTGCCTGGACGTGATGAGCATTGGAAACTACAAACAATAGCGAATACTTCGCCTTTACAGTTTGATCAGGAGTTCGGTAATACATTCTTTGGTACAGGTGATACGCTTATCAATGCAGAAACATTAATGAAGCTGAGAGCTAAAGCTCCTAAGAAAATGTCAGAAGGTGGTAACTTTCTGGTATACGAAGAACCAGAAAAGAAAAAAGATTATATTATGTGTTGTGATGTATCGAGGGGAAGAGGACAGGACTACTCAACTTTTACCTTAATCGACATTAGCACTAAACCCTTTAAACAGGTTGCTGTATATCGCTGTAATACTATCTCTCCAATACTCTTCCCTACAATTATTTATAAGTATGCAACTTTATACAATAACGCATATGTAGTAATAGAATCAAATGATGTTGGTCAAGTTGTATGTAATGGATTATATCATGATTTTGAATACGAAAATATGCATGTATCAAGTGCTATCAAAGCGAATGCTCTTGGTACTGAGATGACTCGTAAAGTCAAAAGACTTGGTTGTTCTGGTATTAAAGATTTACTTGAGACACAAAAACTAGAAATAGTGGATGAAGAAACAATACTTGAGATATCTACGTTCATTGCTAAGGGTCAATCATATGAAGCATCAGAGGGCAACCATGATGATATCATGATGAACCTTGTAATGTTTGGTTACTTTGCTACCACAGAAATGTTTAGAGATTTAACCGACATAGACATAAAACAAATGTTATATGATCAACGTATAGCAGAAATAGAAAATGATATTCCATCGTTTGGATTTATTGATGATGGCAGTGATGCCATTGCTGATATAGAACGTCAAGAAGATAATTCTCCTTGGCAAATCGAATATCAGCAAGAATTCTAATATTATAAATAACAGTAATTGAATATCCGTATTATGAAAAACATATCATTTAGGTTCAAAGAAGGACACAAACCATGGCAATAGGTACACCATCAGAGTCACCGGCGATAGTCGTCAAGGAGCTCGATAGAAGCGGTGTAGTACCCAACGTTCAGACCACTACAGGGGCTTTCGTAGGAAATTTTAACTGGGGTCCTGTTAAACAGGCTACGTTGGTTTCTAATGAAAGTGCACTGGCAGAGACGTTCGGATCTCCCGATTCTTCTAACACAATAGAATTTCACAGTGCCGCATACTTTTTACGGTACGCTAACACAATGCAAGTAGTAAGAGAAGTTACATCTGCTGCTAAAAATGCATACGACACTGACGCTAACGCGACAGTATTAGTCGAAAATAGAGACAACTGGGATGACCAGATCGCTGCTCGAGATGGCGATAAGCATACATTTGTCGCTAAATGGCCTGGTAACTTAGGCAACTCACTCAAAGTTTCAATGCTACCCTGCGATTCATCATCATCAGCTGGAATAGCTTCATCAACATTATTTGATAATTGGGCATATAAATCATCTTTCGATGCTGCGCCATTAACATCTGATTTTGTTAGAAACAAAACAGATAAACTTCTACAAGTAGAAGATAAACCACAAATTTATGGTGGTGACGAAATGCACGTCGTAGTCATTGACGAAGACGGTGCAATTGGAGGTACAAAAGGAGCAGTATTAGAAACATTCCCATTTGTATCATTAGCACTAGGTGCACAAAATCCAGATGGATCCACTAACTTTATTAAAGATGTTATTAACAATCAATCAGAATATGTTTGGATGGCTGGTTTCGGCGATGCAAATAAATTCTCTGGACTTGCAGGTACAACTGCTGATAGTGGAGATAGCTACATTACCCCACACGGAGGTGGTCCAAAAGTAATCGATATATCTCTTGTAAATGGCGTCAACTCAGGTGCATTAACACCATCTGAATATGCAACAGGATTTGATAAATTCGAAGATCCAGACACAATCACTGTCGACTTCCTTATCGCTCCAGGTATGACAAGCAGTACAGATCAAAAAACAGTTGTTAATGATCTTGTAGCAATAGCGCAAACAACACGTAAAGATTGTGTTGCTGTAGCTTCACCTGCAAGAAGCGATATCGTTGCATCTACAACTCCGGTAACAAGTGCTATTAGTACTGCTAACGGCTTTACTAATTCATCTTACCTTATCGTAGATAATAACTACCTTAAAGTATATGACAAGTACA